GATAACTTACCTTCATGCCTCCGGATGCTTCATGTAACGGAACATATACGATGCTTTTCGGAGTCTTTCCCAAATCATTGAAACAAGGCAGATAAGCCCATTCCGCTTCATAAACAGTCGGTTCCAACCTCTTTTCGGACTCCATACGTAAAATCAGCACACTATGGGGAGGCAATTCCCGATTCAGAACACCCCCTTTTATCTCCGGTAAATCCTGCTGTTTCATCAGGTCTCGTACCTTAACTTTTCCTCCTAATTCCAAAATATTCATCGGAACTGTAAAGTTACAAATCGTGTCCGAAGGATTGTATAAAGCAACCGCACGTACATTACCACGCTTCCGTTCTATATCTTTCACCAACACATACCCTTCATTTTCATGCTGAACTACGTATGCCTGTAATCCTAAAGGGTCTTGGTTCAAAGCTATCAGTTCTTTATTTTTCAACAGTTTTAATGACGCCTCCGGAATGGTTGTCAGATCACATCCTATCAACAAAGGTGAACTCATGATGCACCACATTCCAAAATGCACCTCTTCCTCTTCAGGCTTTAGCCCCCGGCCTATTTCCAACATATCCATATCATTATAATGACCTTCTCCCGCATAGGCAGACAGATAAAGATTTTTATTGATAATATACTTTACTGATCCCCACTCCGGACGGATATCCGCACTGATTCGCCATGAACGAGCAATGTTTCTAGCCCAAGTACCCGGGAAAGCCCATCGACAGATATTAATAGAAACATGTCCGCAACCCAGATTATCTATAGCCTGACGAATCTCTGTATATCGCTTTTCCTCTTCCAAATTCAATTCCTGACCGGCTCCGCAATAATCAATTTTGATAAAATCAAATCCCCACTCTTTAAAATACAACGTGGCATCCTGAAATTCATGTCCATACAAACCGGAACCTATTCCGTTCATATCTTTATCCCAGATAGAACCACAAGTATTGCTTCCCGCATCCGAATAAATGCCGGCTTTTAATCCTAAAGAATGAATATGATCAGCCACCCCCTTCAATCCGTTCGGAAAACGTTCGGGATGTGTTTGCATCACTCCTCTTTCATCCCGCCATCCAAAAAAACCGTCATCTACATTCACATAGGAATAGCCCACTTCTTTCAACCCTTTCTGCACCATAGCATCCGCTTGTCTTATTATTAAGGTGTCATTGATATGAACCCGATAGGTATTCCATGAGCTCCACCCCATAATAGGAGATTCAAAAACAGTCGTATTTTGGGCGAATACGCCGGAACATAGACCGAAAGCTAAAGTCAAAAACAAATTTCTCATATTCATTAATTCTCATTTTTTACTTAAAGAAATCATCAAGAAGGTATATCTTATGATCCTAATGGTTAACAGGAAAATAAAATCAGTTTTATCATGTAGGGAGCAAAGATAACGAAAAACTCTTACCTCCCTATATACTTTCACAAAAAATATTCGGCTGGTAGGATGTTAGCATTATAATCCGAGAATAGAATTTGACCCATAAAATAGGGTACCCGTATTTGTTCTGGCTTTATCTCTAAAAAAACAGAAAGCCACTAATTATTAGCGGCTTATCCTTTACAGTGTCGGAATGAGGCGAGCTATTGACACATTTTGCTTCCACTAATAGGCTGATTAATAATATGGATAATCTCTCTTTTTTCATACTTCTGTCCCGATTACGTCCCAGTATTTAGGCGTAAAAAGGTCTAGCCTTTAATTCTATCATAACTACAATATTATTTATTCATTAATACTTGAATTAGCCTCTCTTTTTCTTTGAGTAACTGTTTCAGATGCTCTATTTCTTTATCTTTGTCTGCTATAACTCCAGCGGTAGCATTACCATATATAGAGGCTGCACTCCCATCGCCAACGACTGATTGGTTGAGCTGACAATTTTCATCATCAAACCAATATGAAATGGGTATATTTAATATTTTAGATATTGCCTCCAATTTAGCGGCATCAATACTTTCTTGGGATTTCCATTTAGTTATAGTAACCGCAGTTACCCCCATTCTATCAGCAAAATCCTTTTGAATAATTCTTTTTTTTCTAAATAATTCATCTAATTGATTTCCAAAGTGTTTCATATTTATAATTAAAATGATAGGAAATTAATTATTAAAGCGTTTGGAAATTAATTTCCTTAAATTTATATTTGCATTATAAATCTACAAAACAATATTCAATATTTAATTAAATATGGAAGAAAAAAAGAAGAAAAAAACAATGGATGGCATGGCATTACGAACCTATTTGCGCAGTTTACCAGTATGTGAATCATCTGAGATGGCTAAAAGGCTCGCTGATGAATGCAAGGTGCCGATTTATACGTTTAATAATTGGCGGAGTGGTTGGGTACGAATACCTGAACTAGCGAAGGATAAGATAGAAGAAGTGGCTGGAGTGAAAATATTTGAGCGTGAATAACTTGTAGTAGAAATTAATAAATGTGATAAACTTAAATTGTGAATGATATGAAAGTAATACTATTAGTAGGAGCTCCTCGGTGTGGAAAAACTCAGTTGGCACTTCAAATGTGCGAAAACAAGCGTAGTGTTTTTTATGATGTCAGATCATCAAGTCTTAAAAGTTTCTTGGAACATATTGATACAAATGTTGATGTAATGGTGTTTGATGACATCCCGGAATGGCAGTTACAGTATTACGAGGCGTTGGTCAGAGGGGATTATTTCCAAGGTGATTTTACTGTTGTTCTGACAACAAATTATTTTCCGGAATGGGTGACAAAATATCCTGATGTATTGGTGTTGGACGAGATTGGTATAAAGAAGAATGGATCGTCTGTTATTGCTAAAGTAAGAAATTATGAAAAGTGCTAAAATAGAAATGAATAAAGGATTGCTTGAGGCATGGCTTGAAGCAGTCCACGAGAACGGTCTTCCTGTCAATATTCAAACAGGAAGGGAATACAATGATTGTAATGGTGACCGGATAGTGGAGGTGCTTATGGAGTATGACGAAAGTGACAAGATGCTTGTTATGGGGGCTTTGAATGCTACGATTAATGAGTGGGCTGGTCTAGTTTGATTCGAAACAGATAAATTATGAATAATGACAGACAGAAGATATTAACTGATTATATTTCTTACTTATTCGCAACAGGCAGGACTTATGATACTGTCGGGAAATATATCAAGCATGTCACGGATTTTTTAGAAATGACCAAAGAAGTGAACCGCCGTGGTTATTTGAATTACAAGCGTGAAAATGCAGATGTCATGGTGCGTCATTCATTAATGTGCTCAGCTATATGCGATCTATTATCCTTTCTCAACATCGGATATGGAAAAAGGGAAAAGACGGTGAAACCTTTGGAAAAACTTGATGTCATTTCGGAGAAGAACAAGAAACAACTTCATGATTTCATTATATGGCTGACTGACAACAATGATTACTCTTCTCATACAGTTGATGTATATTACACATCCATAAAGAAGTATTTCGAATACGCCAATGAGGTAAACATGGATAATTGCAGGAGGTTTATAAAAAGTCTTGAAGAAGAAAAATTATCTCCCGCTACCATCCGGTTGCGGATTACAGCAATCGAAAGATTTTCTAAATGGCTGAAGAAGCCTATAGAACTGAAGCGTCCTAAAATAAAGCGCAAGCTTGATGTGAACAATGTGCCGACCGAAGAGGAATATAACCGGCTGTTGGAATATCTCAAGGGAAAAAACAATAAGGATTACTACTTTTTTATCAAGGTATTGGGTACAACGGGCGCCCGTCTGTCGGAATTTCAACGATTTACATGGGAGGATATAATTAGTGGTGAGGTTACATTGAAAGGTAAAGGTAACAAGTACAGACGTTTTTTCTTCCAAAAGCAATTGCAGCAGGAAGCGAAGGTTTACGCTAAGGAATATGGTAAGACCGGGATTTTTGTGGTAGGGAGATTCGGCCCGATCACACAGCGTGGCTTTTCCCAGCACTTGAAAGCATGGGGGAAACATTGCGGCATTGATTTAAAGAAGATGCACGCGCATGCCTTCCGACATTTTTTCGCTAAAATGTTCCTGAAAAAAAACAAAGATGTTATTCAACTGGCCGATCTTCTCGGTCATGGAAGTGTAGACACAACAAGAATTTATTTACAGAAAAGTTATGACGAACAAAAAAAAGATTTTAATCGAAACGTTACATGGTAGTGTTGCGCAGCTCAATGAACTGTCATCCATGACCGAAGGGGTAGACATCTATGACAATACCGGGCATGTTGACACCGATTTCTTGATCGAAGCGATATCTTGCGTCAGTGCCTTCATGGACGCAAGCAACATAGTTGTAGAAAAAATATCTTCACTGTTAGCGCCGGATGTTCCGATAGCTGAAAAGAAAAAGCAGGCTGACGAAGGCAAAAAATGGAGTGTGGAAGAGATATTGAAACATTGTACTCTTGAGGACGGTGTTCTGAAACTTCCTCAAGTTCAATTTAACAAAAAGTCTTATGCTGAAGCAAAGAAGTGGATAGAAGAAGCCGGAGGCTCATGGCAAGGTGGGAAGATACAGGGTTTCACATTTCCGTTTAATCCGGAACGTGTGTTTCCCATTTTGAAAGAAGGTAAGCGGTGTAACCTTCAACAGGAATACCAGTTTTTTGAGACTCCGGCCGATGTTGCCGACTGGCTGGTTATGCTTGCCGGAGGGATACATGAGGATGATACGGTACTGGAGCCGAGTGCCGGGCGTGGCGCGCTTATTAAAGCAATCCACCGAGCTTGTCCTTCTGTAATGGTTGAATGTTATGAACTGATGCCAGAAAACAGAGAATTTCTTCACACCCTTAACAACGTAATATTGCTTGATGAAGATTTTACCAAATACAGTGTAGGTAGTTACACTAAGATTATTGCAAATCCTCCGTTTTCCGGTAATCAGGATATAGAGCATGTCAGGCTTATGTATGAACGCTTGGAAGAAGGCGGCACGCTTGCAGCAATAACCAGCCAACACTGGAAATTCGCTTCGGAAAAGAAATGTATTGATTTCCGCAACTGGCTGAAAGAAGTACATGGAGAAGTGTTTGAAATCAGCGCAGGCGAGTTTAAAGAGAGTGGCACTTCTATTAGTACAATGGCGGTAGTTATAAAAAATAATTCAAAATGAATTAGATATGAGTAAAAAAAGAACAATGCAAATAGACGCAATTGAGGAAGTAAAAGGAACTCAATTCATGCAATGCAAACTGTATATAGATGGCAATGCGAGTGTTATTCTTATGAATAAAATCGATTATGAAAGGCTGAAAGAAGAAGGAATCTTCATAAGAGATGGCAAAAGTCAAGATTCAGCCGGAGTGTTGAATACAACCAATACTTTCATTGAAAAAAATTAATACTCAAAAAATTTAAAAATGAATGGAATCCACCTGTGTGAAAGATGTAAATATTGCACGCATTCACCCAATTTATTTCAGCCATATTATTGGTGTTCGTGGTATGGGAAAGAAGTAAAAACACCGATTAACAGATGTGATAAAATAACCCTCAAAACGGAACAGATATGAGTTACATAGATAGCACAAGAAAATCGTATTCATCTCCATACGAGATAACGGTCTGTATGACCAAAGAGGAATGTAAGATATTGCTTCCGTTCTTTCAGAAAGCATATAAGAGT